TCCTTAAACACATTGCTACCAGCATTGGTAAAACTAGCCATGTATTCTTGCTTGAAAGCAAAGGTAGACAAGGTTTTCTTGGCAGATTCAATCTCAGTTGGGTCGATCAAAGGGTTGTCTTTGGTAGTAAAGTGCCAAGACTTCCAATCAGGATCGTCTTCAGACTGCCCTAACTTGTACAAGTCATAGAACCAGTTTCTGCCCTTTGGCGTACCAATGAACATGGCTCTGCCCTTTTTGTCTGACAGAGAAGCCCTGATTACTTGCTCCCACGCTTCAGGCTTAATGTCTGCCACCTCGTCTAGTACAGCATAGGTAAGAGACACACCCCGTAAGGTATCAGGTCTATCAGCACCTCGAACATAGATGGTTGCCCCATTTATAGTGGTAATGTCTTGGTTGTTTATGTGGGCATTTTGGATAATCTCTCTACCCAATTCCATCAGGACTTGCCAGATAATCTGTCTAGCCTGACCATTGGTAGGCGCAACATAGAGAACGGCAGAACCAGATGGGCATTTGAGTGCTTCAATAAGTAGGGTGACTGCCGCCATACGGGACTTACCGCACCTACGACCAGCCGCAATTACCTTGAACCTAGTCTTATCCTTGAAGACCTCTTCTTGCCAAGGCAGTAGGCTAAAGTTTAAATCACTCATTCTTAGCCTCTATGTCTTCAGCGTCTATGGTTTCAGGGGTATGCGTAATTTCACCTATACCCGTGATGTTGATGGTTACAGCACTACGGGACTTGCCTTCCTTCTCAAACATAGAGACTGGCAACATTCTGTCCATACAGAGTTTGATGGCGGCTAGTTGGGCGGGGTGATCGTCATTAAGGGCTATCTCTACCGCCTTGTGGACAACTCTAGAACCTGCGCTGTTTATCAGGAGATTCTTTAATTCTTTAAGTTGGGCAGTCTCAGTTTTGGGTAGAGTGATGAGTTCAGGCTTATCAGCATAACTGGTAAGGGAGAACTGTTTATTAGTTGACCCTTTTGGTCTACCACGCTGTTTAGTTTCGGTCATTACTTTTGCCCACAATAGCGGAAGTTAGTTGTTGGTAACACGTTCACATAAAGCAGTGTATTTTTGAATTTGCACAACACATTTGGCTACGGCGCTAACCCGCATTACGCATTACCAACACGGCTGGAGACTGCAAGGCTGGACGACAAGAGCCAGCATTAAAACGCTCAATCCCCATGCGTCTTGGCAACCACATTATGCTTTAGATTTATTTGTTGAACAATAGGGTAATCCCTGATATAGTAAAGACAACGGGGGCATGACCCACCCCTCTATGCGGTTGAGCCGACCAAGTAGGATAAACGTGATGAACTAGGTGAGTCTCTAGTAGCCCTCTAAATGCTGTGAAGCAACATAGACAAGGTGGACGGGGCAATGTTACTTAGGCTTGATTGTTTGACAAACAGTCTTGTAATCTAGATAAACGAGAGGCTCTCTCTTATTGAGATTTACCTGTATATACGGGTTACAGGCTATCGTCCATCACTTACCAGTCGTCTAGCAATTATCTTTCTTTATCTGAAAAAGGCTAAATTGGCTTTTCTTGTGGGTAGGAGGCTCCCACAAATATTCCACACAGAGCCTACCCCCTCCCCCCCATACAACTGTATGCAACCACAGCAGCGTTTACCCTGATCTGTATATATTACCAGGACTGTATAGGCATACAGCATAGGGTTAACACCTAGTTAGTTAATGACTCGGTGGTCAGTAATAAGCAAATGTCGCTGAATCACCATCTCAACGACACTTGAAAACTTTCAAATTACATTATCCATTCCACATTATGAGAACCAAGGTAGTAGATATTTTATGATGTGATATATATTGTAAGGGTTTACCCTGGTTAGGGTTTTTCCTATGCCTTATAAATCAAGGACTTACGAGAACTGGCACGATTCTATTATGCTATATATATGAGAGCCTAAAAAATTCTCACTTCATCAATTCAATAGGAGTTCACACGATGACAACATATAGCGCAAATTACATTCTCGAATTAGAGCGATTGCTTGATTGCATGGCACTATCAGCCACAAGCCTCTTAGAGAGCCGTGAGCAAGTCAAAATGGTTCGGGACATACAACACATCATGGCGGAGGTTCGGGTGTGCTCTCAGGTCTTAAATTTGCCTGACGAGGTGACACAACCAAATAGTTTGAAGGCGAAAGCAATTGACCGCTTGGCGGACATCTTTGAGAATTATTCTAAAGCCAACAAGCCCACGGCGGGCGAGATTTATTTGAGAATGTATAGCAAATAATCCCAAGCCCTTCGGGGCTTTTCAATCAATTTTTAATAGGAGTTAATATGAGCAATAAAAAATACAATGGTTGGACGAACTACTCTACATGGAGGGTTCACCTTGAATGGTTTGATGGATTTGACCTGTGCGTTGGCATGGGTTACTACACTCAAGAAGATATTGATCTACTTGACCCATTACAACTCAAAGATGATTTACAAGAATTAGTTGAGCACCAACTTGAGTGCGAGGTTCAAGGAACTGATAGCAAGGTCTTGCCTTATGCGTTGGCTTTTATTTCCGATGTCAATTGGCGGGAAATTGCGGAGCATTTGATCGTCAACGCCAAAGAAGAATTTGCGAGGGCTTAAACCATGCGACAAGCCCTCTTTGATCTACTCTTGGCTATTTGCCTTGGTCTTGCCTTTGCGTCCCTTGCATTGGCTTACTTCGATGTTTTGTACTACTAATCGGTACGCAGCGTTTACCCTATAACTTTTTAAAAGGCGTTAATCATGACAAATCCTACATTTCCCGAATTTCCTGACTATGACGATGTTCTGACCATTCCAAGTGGTTGGTTTGATAATTCTTGGTGTAACAATGCTTGCCCTTCCATCTCTCGTAGATTTAACGAGGACTCGCATATTTGCATTTGGTGCGATTACAAAGACCCAACAAAACGAGGCGATGGACTTGGTTCGCCTCATAGATTTATTGTTACTTTAGAAGATGGGATTGGCGAAGAATATCGTGGTCATTTCTACCAATTAGAAGATGCCTTGTTGTTTGCCAATGTTTTGTTGTCACATCAAGAGATTGCCCAATGACTAAAGACAAAATCTTTAAAGGGGTTTACGAATCCCGCAATTTTTCATTTGAGGCTTTCTCTCTCACCAAAGAGGGAGCGGATAAAGCAATTCGCAAGGCTTTAAAAGACCATACCAAGCAATACGATTTGGAGAAAGATTGGTTTCATGAGGACGATATCTTTGTTGCTGAGTACAAACTCAATACGGGATATAGAGATATGTCAGAAATCAAGGGCAACAAATGATTTATGCAACCATAGCCCTAATTCTTCAAATCATTCTTAAACGCAAATAAACTAAGCCACCTTCGGGTGGTTTTTTTATTCCCGTTTTAAATCCCTTAATCATGTTCCAATGTAGGGTGACTTGGACTTGTATATTTTGCGGGCTTCTAGGTGGGTTTTAATGCGTTTTGTGGCTATTCGTTTGGGTACTTGTCGGTCGTTGATACAGTGACAAGTCCAATCATACCCAAATCCATCTCAGGATTAAGTCCAAGATTCCAAAAATGGGATGCCCACATGATGCTGACTCTTACGCCTTCGGTCATGTTTCCATTGCCAATTGTTTTAATAACATTTAACTCTTGGGGCGTGAATTTAATATTCAGCCCTTTGTGGTTATTTAATTGGGTGGTCATGCCTTTTGCCTTTGATTTGACTACGCCAATATTCTCCGATTAAAAGGGCTTCAGCCAAATTATTGTCTTTCTTACGCTTTAGTGGTGCGGTAGGCCAAAACATTCGGGCTATATCAAGCGAATCATCTTTATCATGGATTTTATACCACGATTTCCACACTTGCGGCCGAACCATGTGCGTTGGATAATTCGTCAATTCACATATTGCGGTAATTGCTCCAACCGCCCTTGCAAATGTCCACATGGCTGATGCTGATTGACCTGGTCGGCTATACAACATTTCAATTGCAATCTCAGCCCCTTCCTTTGGATCGATTGATTTCAACAAAGCATTTTTAAGCACCATTGCCCGAATATGCTTGTCCTCATGCTGAATCATGTAGCAATCAAGAAAATCTCCCTCTGAAGTCAAAACACCCACGGCTCCCGTTGCGCTTGCGGGATCAACGCCTATGAATACTGTCATTTTTTAGCCTTTTTCTTTGATACTTTGAGGATGTGTAAACGCTGATATTGCTTAATGGCATCTTCAGGGACAACTCTCTCTTGGGTTGTGAATCGATGTTCATTGGCACATTCTCTGCGCCTTGTATAGCCAAAAATAGGTGATTCTTTATTGCGCTTGATTATTGTCCAAGCACCACAAGTCGGGCATTTCATTTTGTCTCTTTCAGTTTATTCATTCTTAATCGTAAATTATCCACAAAGGGCTTCCCATGCTTCTTTTCCATATCGTCTATCGTTTTCGCCCACCATGAAGAGGCTTTGTGTTTCCCCAAGGTCTTCATCTTGTCTATGTATCGTCTTTTCCATTCCATCGCTAGACACGACAAAATCTCCTCTTGTGTCTCCGCAGACCCATAGTGCTTGACTAACCTCGCTAGGTAGGCAGAGGAATCCTCGTTTTTGTCTATCAAGTATTTCATGTGCTTGTAGTCTAGTCATTTAAGATTCTCCATGCGGTTGCGGCACACAATGGGACTTGTCCATTTCCAATGGTTTTAAGTCTGTCCACCCTAGAGGCCAACCCATCAACCACTCCACCCATGTTGCGTTGAGTTGTGCGGGGGACAAATTCGGGTTCTCTCTGCCACCAGTTTCTGTCCACACCACACTCGGCAAATCTGAGTTCCCTTGCCAACCCTTGCTCGGTCTTCTCGCCGCATGGTCTGATTTCACGGGTGTCGGCCACCTGATCTTCTCCGCATCCCTGACCGCCTGATTGATTGAGTATTGGGCTTGATGTCCCGATTTCCTCTTGGGTGTCCATAATTCCTGAGTTCCCCTCATCCCGCAATTCGCATCGGGAGTAGGCCAATGCTTCATGTTGCTCACCTGATCCCTGAGATTCGATGGTTTCGTTCTGTTTGGCCTTGTTATCGTTGCTTCTCGGTTCAGCGATTTCTCTGATTTCGGGGGCAATTTGTCCATCGTTGTCGGAGTTGCCCATTTGTTTTGCAACGATCCAAATTCTGTCCCTCTGATGGTTTGCTCCAATGTCCGCTGCTCCCAACACTCCCCATCTCGCATCAAACCCCATTGAGGCCAAGTCTCCGAGAACTCTTCCAAGTCCCCTAGAAGTGAGCATTGGTGAGTTTTCCACGAACACGAATCTTGGTCGTACTTCGTGAATGATCCTCGCCATTTCTCCCCACATTCCTGATCGCTCTCCATCGATTCCTGCCCCTTTTCCAGCAGCTGAGATGTCTTGGCATGGAAACCCGCCCGATACGACATCAACAATTCCTCTCCAAGGTTTTCCATCAAAGGTTTGAACGTCATCCCAAATCGGGAAAGGCGGGAGAAGTCCGTCATTTTGCCTGGCGCACAGTACGCTTGCGGGATAGGATTCCCACTCGACTGCAC